GGCGATTGTTGTGTTGGTTGATTACTTGAACGGTGAGAACCCTCGCTTCGGGCGGCAGTCGGATGGCTAAGTTGGTGAAGGGCGGTGTCGTCCTTCGTGACCAGATCAATGGTCGCTGGCCCGGTCGTGATAAGCGTTCTGATGGTTGGATCGGGGATCGGGCGCACTCTAAGCGCAAGTCCGATCACAACCCTGACAAGAATGGTTGGGTTCATGCTCTCGACATTGACGAGAACATGGGCAAGGGCAAGTGGCGCAACGGTAGGGCGGCGAGGAAACTCGCCGACCAGTTGCGTGCGTATGCAGCATCTGGCCTGCCGGGTAGTAAGCGCGTCAAGTACGTCGTGTACGAGGGTCGGCTCGCGTCTGGCACTTACCGCAGCAAGTGGTGGAAGTGGCGTCCGGGTAACTGGGGTCACTACCAACACATTCACATCTCGTTCACGGAGAAGGCGCAGAAGGATGAGCGCCTGTGGCCGCTTCCGATCCTGACGAAGGATCGGCGGTTGAAGAGGGCTTGGCGGAAGGGCCTGTATGGCTGACCGTAAACCGTCGAAGAAGATGACGAAGAAAAAGAAGAAGAAGTTCAGTTCTCCTGCTTGGACTCGTAAAGAGGGACAGAACCCTGACGGCGGGTTGAACGCGAAGGGACGCGCCTCGGCGAAAGCACAGGGGAGCAACTTGAAGCCACCGCAACCGGGCGGCGGCCCTCGTAAGCGTTCGTTCTGTGCTCGCAGCCTCGGTCAGATGAAGAAGTTCCCGAAGGCTGCGAAGGATCCGAACTCTCGTTTGCGTAAGGCTCGACGGAAATGGAAGTGCTAGGTGGCTGAGAATAAGGCGGTTGTCAATGACATTCCTTTTGCTATCGGTCAGGACATTATCGACCGGCTTGCCCGTTTCGACCGCAGCGGGTTTGCTGCGGACTACGCCATAGGTAATCAGCCATGGCTTTCTTCGGCATCAGATGCCACAAGGATTTCCCGAGTTACGACTCAGTACCAGAAAGAACGTGTCGATCAAGCGGCGGCTGCCGGTGAGAACACGCTGTCGAATTGGTGGCTACGCTCTGCTACCTCGTGGCATCGAGGTGAAGGTGCCGAGTTCTATGACGCGGACGAGGGTGACCTGTTCCGTTTCCGTGAGTCGGCGAACATGGATGTGTGGACGCAGGGGCAGATTAGCCTACTGAACTCCACGTCCGAGGTGGCTAGCCACGGTGGGTCTTACGCGCACACGTGCTCGTTGGGAACGTGGTTCATCAACGGCGGCAACGTGTACCTGTACAAGATTGCCACGAGTTCCGTTGTGCAAGTTACTTCTTTCTCTGGCACTGCTCAGGCTCTAACTACTGATGGTTGCAACGCACTGGTCGGTGCCGCTGATGGTATCTACGAGATCGACAGTTCGTTGTCCACCACGAAACTGTACGACCATGCAGGTTCAGGTGCGTCGTGGACAGTTCAGGCCATTGGCTACGTCAAAGACCGCATCATTGTGGGTTGCCAGATCACAGACTCTTACCCCATGCGCGTGTTTGAGTTGGGCCGCAACCCGGCCTCACCACCGGCCACTATCAACATTGCAACTTCGGGTGACTCCCGGTACGAGTACGCCTCAACCGAGTTGAGTTTTGTTGCTGTAACGGAGACTACGAGCGCAATCCTGGTGGCACTGAACATCGGCATCCAGGCTAAGGTTTTGTCATTCACGATTGACACGTCGAGCAGCGGTCTCGGTGCCATGCTTGAGCCGATCAACGTGGCGGAGTTCCCCATCGGTGAAGTTCTCCGCAACCTCAAGTCTTACTTGAACTCGTACGTCATCGCTGCCACAAGCAAGGGTGTCCGTGTTGCCGAGGAATCTGCTGCGGGTACGGGTTTCGTCTACGGCCCTCTATCGGTAGAGGATGACATCTCAGATCTGACATTCGACGGCGAGTACGTGTACGCAACGCGCACCACGGAGCGCCTGGGTGCTAAGGGATTGTGGCGCATTGATCTTGGCCAGGAGGTCGGAGACTTCTACGCTTTCGCTGCTGATCTTTCGGTGGCTGATGGCACACCGCAGTCGGTTGCATTCGTGGGAACGACGGGTCTGGCTTTGATCTGCACAGCAGCAAAGGTCTACATCGAGTCGGCAACCGTGAAGGCCGAGGTCGGTACGCTCGATTCCGGCTTCGTGCGCTACGGCACGACAGAGTTCAAGCAGCCGGTGTCGTTCTCAATCCGTAGCGAAACTACGGCTGGTGTGCTCGGTGTCCAGGTCGCAGATCCTACGGGCGCAAACGCGAACTTTGAGTCTGTCCCGCTGGGTCGAGTGCTGAACATTCCGTTGTCGGCTGACTTGCTTCCCGAGACGGAGTTCGAGGTGAAGGTCACGCTGACACGGGACACTAGCGATACTTCGGTATCGCCGATCCTGCAAGAGTGGCAGTTGCGTGCGCTTCCCGCACCGCTGCGCTCGCGAACAATCACCTTGCCGTTGCTGCTCTACTCAGAGGAGAAAGACTCGAACGGTGTTACTCGGGTGTCGAACCCCTGGCACCGGCTTCAGGCTTTGGAGAAGTTGGAGCAGACGGGTGGGGCGTGCCTGTTGCAGGACTTCTCGACGGGTGACGAGCGCATCTGCGTGGTTCGGGCTGTACAGTTCGAGCAGTCAGCACCTCCGTCGTTCGTTGACGGCTTCGGGGGCCTGGTCACTGTGCAACTACAAACCGTGGATGTGGAGATTACATAATGCAGATGTCGCTTGTGCCGCTAGTGATGCAGGGAGACTCAAACGCACTAGTGGGGCGAGTGAGGCAGGTGTTGAATATCCCTGGCGACAACACATTGGACTACGGATTGTCAGAAATAATTCGGGGCATACAGCACAATCACGACATTCCACCCCACGGATGCTTGGACGAGAGAACCCTGGCAATTTTTGATATTACTCCGTACTAAAAAAGCGAGGCCACCTTCGGGTGGCCCCTTTTTTTTATGCGCATATGCGGATACTGCCCCCCAAAAACCTCCTTATTAGTCGCTCGCCTACGGCTCGCTCCTTGCCGGAACCCTGAAAAAGAGAAATGCCCCCCTACCCCCCACGATTTCAAGATCGTAGCAGGTAGGAGAAACACCCTGTCCGGCTCTTGCCGTCGCCCGTCAAATGGAGTTTCTGCCCCACGCTCTCGCGCAGGCGGAGCCTACCACAGGTGGGCGACACACCGGAACTCTTGTCGTTGTCACAGTTCGGTGCTACGGTTCGGGAGTGGTATTCGAGTGGGAACTGGACAAGTTCCGCCGCATCCGGCTTGAGGACGACATCGAAATTCTGATGGACTCAAGAGCGAGGTACGCCCTGGTGCTAGTACCCTGGCACAGGGCGGAAGGTTCAGAGGTTGACAAGGCGATGTGGCACGCGCAGGCGCAGGGGTTCGAGGTCATTGTCGAGATGGGAAACATCGTCGGCTACACCATCCCCGAAGTCGATAACGAAGATTGGGAATTTATCCTCATGGAGCCAGCAAGTGAATGAAGCACCGGCACACCGCTCGTACTCGCAGTTGAGCACGTTCATGCGATGTCAGCGACAGTATTACCTGTCGAAGATCGCCCAAGTTCCCGAGCAACCGGCTGTGTACCTGGCCGCAGGAACGGCTGTCCATGCCATGATCGAGCACGTGAATCGCGAGTTGGTGGGAGAGCCTGATGCCTGACCAACGTGGTATCCCGACACGGGTGTGCCTGTGCGGCAGCGACACCTTCAAGGTGCTGGTCAGGTTCGAGGACGGCCTGCCCGTGTGGTGGACGCTCAATGGCTACTGCGCCGGGTGTGAGTCGCCGGTCACGCTTGCCTCGCCGGACGAGCAGGAGGACTTGCTGTGCTAACTGACATTTCTGAGAAGTGGTTGGAAGTATTCCAACGGGCCGTTGCCGATGTCGAGGCACGCAGTGATGTGCCAGCAGAGCAGTGGCGTGTGGCTGGTCGTCGCACCAAGGCAAACCCCGATGGGGAAACGCTGGACTTCTGGCAGTCGGAGGGTCTGCGCCAAGTCGAGGCGTACCTGGAGTGGTATCAAAATTCAGGGTGGGCGATTGCCACCCTGCCCGACGGCAAGCCTGGCATTGAGTGGGAAGCCGAGGTGTCGTTCGGTGATACTCCGGTGCGCCTGGTTGTCGATTGCGTCTACACCAACGGCACAGACCTGATCGTCGTTGACTA